AATTTTTACAAGGTAATATTATTCAAGGATTAGAAGATTTAGGATTGAGTTTTACATTACCAACTGATCCAAGAGAGGCTGTTAAATTAGCTGTTCAAGAAATTAAAGACGATACAAAAAAAGATATGAACGAAAAAATAGATGATCTGAAAGCTACAAAGGTTGGTCCATTTACGATAGAAGAAATACTTGGTGGTGAATATAAAGATAACGTAGAGATAACTGAATTTACTTTTGATAGATTAATTGATAAACTATTAACTTTTGCAGAAGACTATTTTGCTTATTTAGTAAAAGAAAAGTTAACAAAGATTACAGATGCAATCAAAGCTATACCAGGATTAGACAAGATAATAGAATTCTTAACATTTACGTTCTGTGATTTCTTAACATTGATAGGATTTCCAAAAACAATTGACCTATCTGGATTCAGTGGCATACAAACAGTTTCAAATGTGCAACCAATATTGGTAGATAATCTAAGTACTACTGAAGAAAGTTAACCGTAAAGTATATAAATAACTATATGAGTTCTTATGTATCAGATAAATCAATAACTTCTAGCGGAAATGCTAGTATTATTAGTGCAAAGAAAAAAGAATATAGAGATTTAGATTTAAGTCTTACTCTACATCCTATTAAAAAAGATATTGTACCATTGCGAGATGACAAAGCAATTAAGAATGCTATAAAGAATCTTCTTGTTACAAATAATTTTGAAAGACCCTTTAGGCCAGAGCTTGGTGCAAACATTACTAATTTATTATTTGAGCCGGCAGATATGTTAACTGAAATAGCTTTAAGAGATAATATTAGAAAAGCAATCGTAGATCACGAACCAAGGGTAAAGGTAATAGGTGTAGCTTTAATTTACGTAGAAAGCGAAGATGCTTATAGAACGAACATAAAATATTTAATAAAAGAAAATGATGTAGAAGAAACAGTCGACATCAGATTAAGAAGGTTAAGATAATGGCAACTACAAATAAACTCAACGTCACCGAATTAGATTTTGACCAAATCAAAAATAATTTAAAAAACTTTTTAAAGTCACAATCAGAATTTACTGATTATGATTTTGAAGGTTCAGGTCTCAATATATTGCTTGATGTATTAGCGTATAATACTCATTACAATGCAATCAATGCGCACTATTCATTAAACGAAGCATTCCTAGATTCAGCTCAGATTCGTGGTAATATCGTTGCAAGAGCAAAACAATTAGGTTATGTACCTAGATCAATATTAGCACCAAGAGCAAATGTGAGTTTAGTTGTCACTCCTGGTTCAGATCAAATTGCTACAGCAGCTGGTATATTAACATTACCAAGAGGTACTAAATTCCAAACAAATGTTCAAGGTGAAACATTTAACTATGTACTAAAAGATGCAACAGATGCTAAATTAGAAAACGCAAAATATACTTATTCTAATTTACAAATAGTAGAAGGTGAACTTAGAACATTAAAGTATAGAGTTGATAACGATATTGAAAGCCAAAAGTTTCAACTATCAGATTCAAATGCTGATACTTCAACATTAAGAGTAAGAGTACAACAAAACGAAAACAGTGAAGTGTTTGATCTTTATACACAATTTGAATCACTTAAAGATGTAGATGCAACAACAAAGGTTTATTTCATACAAGAAAACACATCAGGTTTCTATGAAATTTATTTTGGCGATGGTGTTAATGGATTTAAACCATCTAATAATAATATTGTAACACTAGATTATGTTACAACAAAGGGACCAGATTCAAATAATGCTACCTTCTTAGAAAATGCATTACAAGATACATTAACGGATGGAACAAACAACTTTCCAAATACAGCAACTGGTGGATCAGTAATTACGACCACAACAACAATAAGTGCTGGTGGAACAGAAAGAGAAACAAACGAATCAGTAAGATTCAATGCACCACTTGCTTTTGCCACTCAGGGAAGAGCTGTGACTGCAGATGATTACGCAACTATTATTAAAAGTAGTTTTGCTAACATCAAAGCAATATCAACTTGGGGTGGAGAAGATAATGACCCAGTAGATTTTGGTAGTGCTTATATATCAGTTAAACCTTTAACAGGAAATCTTCTTACTTCAGCTGAGAAAACACAAATACTTTCTTTATTAAAAGGAAAGAATGTTGTTTCAGTAGTACCAGAGATTGTTGACTTAGAAGAAACACTAATTGAATTAGATGTTTTTCTAAAATATAATCCTAACCTTACTGATAGAACATCAGCCGAGGTTCAAACAGTAGTATCTGATATTATAGAAGATTATGACTTTAACTATCTTAATAAATTTGATGGTGTCTTTAGACATTCAGAAATATTAGGTCAGATTGTAAACTCAGAACCAAGTATTACAAGTTCAAATGTTCGACCAAGAATGTTCCAGAATATTATACCAAATACTTCTGCTTCTATTTCATTTGATGGTTCTAGTAATTCTGTAGTTTCATTAGCAAATGATACTATTACTTTATCATCTGCTTCTTTTGCTAACTTTGCAAATGGCGATGAAATTACTTATGTTGTTCCTACCGGTACAACTGTTGGAAATCTAGTTGATGGTAGAAAATATTTTGTAAGAGATAAAGATGTATCTGCAAAGACACTAAAATTATCTGAAACATTAAATGGTAATCCAATTAACTTTGGAGCTTTAGGTTCAGCATCAGGTCATTTATTAAAAGGTACAAAAGCAAATAATAATTTTACACTTAATTTTGTAGAGCCATTTTTAAATCAAGGCGATTCAACTAAATTTATTTTATCAAGTTCTAAATTTAATTTAAATACTGATCCAAACACAGATGTATTCTTTGGAGATGTTCCAATAGAAGGTTCAACAAATAGACAAGTTATTGTATATAAGATTGTTAATGGTGTCAATATTACTGTTATATCAGATGCAGGTACACTAGATGTAAATAAAGGTCAGATTATATTAAAAGATTTTGTACCAAATACAACAGATGTTATTAGAGTAACTGTCGTACCAAATACATTAGACCTAGCACCTGTAAGAAATCAATTAATGAAAATTGATGTAAGTAGATTGACCTCAGTAATCGAAGTTGATACGGTTGCGGTATCAGGCACATCTGGTACTATAGATTATACAACAAATAGCAGGATTAAGTAATGCCAAGTAGTTATGGGTCAGGTAATATAAGTTTATCTAAGAGTACGCTTAAAGATACAAAAGAAGATATACGCTTTAATCAATTATTACCAGAAGAAGTATTAAGAGATAAAAATAAGTTACAAGAATTATTGCAAGCTTATTATAAATTTCTTAATATTGATCAGTTTAATTTTACTGAAACTCAAACCTTCACTGATCTTATAACAGAAAATGATGCTACATTTAGAATAGCAGATCCCGATTTAAAAAATAATGTATTTTTTCAACAGGGTGTTACTACCAGTATGACTATTGATTATGATGAAACAATATTAGTTGGTGGTCAAAATGTTGTAATAAACCAAACCGTAACACATCCAATTGTATTTACAGGTCCAAACACAAATGTTTCTATTGTTAATGGAAATAACTTACCAGCTACTTTAGAAAAGAGTACAATACCAAGAGGTAAAACCCTTAGAGTTAAAAGTACAGTATCAAATCCATTTACTGTGGCAGCTCATGCTGATAATCCTAGTGGTGGTACAATAGATTTAAATGGAAAGAACGCAACTCTTACAACAGTAGTTACAACTCACGTTGGTCCTGGCCCATCTTATGTATTAAATGAGATTGAAAGAAATATTGATATCGATAGAAACGATGAAATCTATTTAGATAAAATACAAAAAGAGATTGCACCGATTCTACCAAGAAACGCAACAACAGAAAAAAGAACATTATATAAACAGATCATAGATTTCTATAAGCTCAGAGGTTCTGAGGATTCACTAAAAACATTCTTTAGAATAGTATTTAATGAAGATATAGAAATTGAATTTCCAATAGACAAAACAATGATACCTTCATCTGGTAAATGGGAAACAAATAGTAATCTAGTATTAGGTGGACAATATTTAGATAATAAAGGTTTTGCATCAGATAATATTAAGATACATGATGGAGATAAATTCCAGAAGTTTTCTTATGTAGTAAAAGGTGGAGTTCAATTAGAAGATTGGAAAAATGCATTTAAGAAATTAGTTCACCCTGCAGGTTTTAAATTCTTTGGGGAAATTTTATTACTATTAACATTAGTTAATAATGGTAACCCAGCAACACAAAGAGCTTCTTCACCATTTAGAAAATCATTACCAAATGTAACAATAGATGGCGAGACAGTTTCAAGAGAACTATTTAGTGCAATGCCATTTAGAGTACCTGGCGTTATAGGTTTAGAAGATGTACCATTACTTGTAGAAGTATTTGCATCATTCTTTTCACCTGACGTTAAAGTGGTAAGAGGTCAAATTGCAAACATACAATTAAACTTTACAGGTGGTCAATTAAATCTAATGACCGCAACTCCACCTGGAGTACAAGTAATTAATAGAGGTTCAGGTTATATTGCATTACCATCAATAACATTTACAGCAAATGGTGGAGCATCAAATCCAGTTATTACATTTGGTTCTAGTGCAAGTGATTTATTAGATGATGGTGAAATAGACCCAGACAAAATCACAATTAGCAATAGAGGTTCATCAATTACAGAAATAGTTGCAGCTGTTGATGTTCCAAGAAATGGCAGTAATGCAGATGTAACAAATAAAATTGTTGATCTAAAAGTAAGTAACTTAGGAGATAAGATATATAATGTTGCTCCAACTATACAAATAGCTGCTCCAACTGCAAGAGATGTTGATGGTAATTTATCAGGTACAACAGCTGCAGCTAATTTCAATTTAGATAGTGAAGGCGAGATCACTGGCATTACAATCACAAATGCAGGGTCAGGATATATTGTCGAACCAAGAGTAGATGTTATATCAGGAGCTGCAAACGAAGATAGAGTAAAAGAAGATTTTATTAAGAAAATAATCTCATTAAATCACCAAGGGACTCTCCACGAAGGCAATTTTAGAACCATTATAAATAATAATGTGAAGAATAGAAGAAATACGTTACCTTCACACAGAGTATATAACAGAAACGTAAGTTTAGACACATTTAGCAACGAAGAAATACAAAACTTTGATGCAAATGATATAAATAATATAGAAATACAATCTTATATTAATATAGAGTAGGAAAAAAAAATGACAGCAATAGTAAGTTCAAATTTTAGAGTAGTGAACGCAAACAATTTTAAAGAAGATGTTCAAATCTCAAACGTATACGTTGGTATCGGTAAAGCAGATGCTTGGTCAGGATCGACAGCTGATAACGTCGACGGTACGGTAACAACACCAAAAGATCATTTACAAGATCAAAACGAAGCAAGACGACAAATGATCGGTATGCAGAAACTCACATCTGCAGATGTATCACATGTAGTAAGACGATATAACTGGGCAACAGGTACATCTTATGTAGCATGGGATTCAGATGACGAAAATATCTATGATAAAATATTTTATGTTTTAACATCAGAGTTTAAAGTATATAAATGTTTAAGAAACAATAACAACGGACAATCCACAGTACAACCTACTCACACGACTCCTACTCCTGTGACTATGTCAGATGGATATGTTTGGAAATACATGTATAGTATTACAACCGCTGATTCAGAAAAGTTTTTAACAACTGCTTATATGCCAGTTAAAACTGTTCCAGTCACAATCGAAGCAACGGTAGCTGTAGAAGCTGCAACAGGTCAAGATAAAATATTATTAACACAAGCAAATGCTGATATCAAAGTTGGCCATAGAGTTAAAAGTGGATCAACAACAATAGGTGAAGTTCAAGCAATTAATGGAGCTCAATTAGATTTAGTAGCTAATATTACAGGTTCAGCTGTAACAGCAAGTACAATTCTTACTCTTGATTATTTAAATGATACCAAAGCAAGTACTGCTTTATCAACTGACTTCACACAATATAAAGCACAAAAAGATTCATTAGACCTTGCAGAAGCAGGTGGTATTGAAAGAATTGAAGTTCTTACTGGTGGAGCAGGATATGATAGTACTCCAACGGTCACAATTGTTGGTGATGGAACTACAGCAGCAACTATAGCTGCAGCAGATATTACTGTTGCAGGTAATGCAATTACAGCAATTGATATTGGTACTTCAACATCAGGTTCTAATCATGGAGCTAAATTTAGAGTTGCAAAAGTAGTATTCAGTGGTGGAACACCAGAAACAGTTGCAACAGCAAGAGCAGTCATTGCGCCAAATCAAGGTCATGGTGTAGACCCTGTTACTGAACTTGGAGCTTTCTTAGTATCATTGAATACTCAATTAGAAGGTTCAGGTGGTGGTGATCTAACTGTAGGAAATGATTTCAGACAAATCAGTATTTTAAAGAATCCTAGAGTATTTAATTCAACACCTTATACTGGTGCACCAGCAACAGCATCAACATTAAACCCATTACCAGCATTAAATATAACAGGTGGTGGAGATGTTACAGACTTCTCAGTAGATGATGTTATTACATCAGCATCTGGGGCAAAAGCTTTTATAGCATATGTAGATGGTTCAGGATCAAACAATAAAATCTATTATTACCAAAATGATAAAACTGGATTTAAAAACTTTACAGCTGGAAATTCAGAAACAATCAGTGCACAAGATAGTGCAGGTGGAGCTACATTTAAAGCAACCTCAATATCAAACGAAGAAGTTGATAGAGGCTCAGGTGAATTCTTATTCTTAGAAAATAGATTACCGATTAATAGAACAACAACACAAATTGAAGATATAAAACTTATACTAGAATTTTAATCTGGTATTGATAGGAAAAAAGTATGGCAATTAAAGTATATGGACCTAACCAGAATCCACATTTTGATGACTATGTAGAGTCAAAAAACTTTCACAGAATATTATTTAAACCTGGCTTTTCAGTGCAGGCAAGAGAGCTTACTCAAATGCAAACTCTCTTACAAGCTCAGATTGACAGACATGGTCAATATAACTTTAAAAATGGTTCAAGAGTAGTAAATGGTAAACTATCTATTGACACAGAATTAGATTATGTAAAAGTAGAAGATACATGGAACGATGGTTCATCTGCATTTGATACTAGTACATATCTATCTCAATTCGTTGGAACAACTATCACTGGTGCGACCTCAGGGGTTACAGCAACAGTTGTAGATCATGTAATAAAAGGTGGAACTGCACCAAATGGTAATACAATAGAAAATACTTTATATATTCAATACACAAATACAGGTTCTAATAATACTACAAAGGTATTTGCACCAGGTGAAATTTTAAATGCTACAAATTCTAATAGTCAAGCTATTAAGGCAATGGTTGGTGGTGGTACTGATACAAATCTAAGTACAGCTGGTAATCAAGCATCTGGAATCACCAATCAAACAGGTAAAGGTTCAAGATGTAATATAGAATCAGGTGTATATTTTATATCAGGTAATTTTGTATTCGTAACAGAACAAAGTTTAATATTAGAAAATTATGCAAATACACCAACCTTTTTAATCAGTTTACAAGTCACAGAAGAAATAATAGATTCTTCAGTAGATGCAAGTTTATTAGATAATGCTACAGGAGCTCCAAACTCTACAGCACCAGGTGCTGACAGATATAAGATTGGAACTAAATTAGTTAAACATAAAATCACAGATGCTGATCCAACTGGTTATGCACAAAGAACAACAGACTTTGGTTCAACAAACTCTCTTATCACTTTATTAAAAGTAGATGGTGGTAAAATATCTTTTGATAAAACAGATAAAACAGATGATACACCACTCACAAGAAGATTAGCAAAAAGAACATTTGAAGAAAGTGGTAACTATAGTGTAGAGCCATTCCAAGTAAATGTTAAAGAATATTTAAATGATAATTCTAATAATGGTTTTAAAACTGTTGGTACAATTGAAACAGATGAAACTTTAAATACTGCAAATGCTACAACCTTTGGTAAGAATAGATTAAGTGTTTCAGTGGAACCAAATGTTGCTTATGTAAAAGGTCAAAGAATAGAAAAATTAGTAGCTGATAAAGTTATAGTAGAAAAGGCTAGAGAACATACATCAGCTACAGCAATTAAGAGAACAGCTTTAGTGGGTAATTATGCAGAAGCTGCAATTGCCAGTTTAAAAGGTGTACCAGATGTAAATGGTTTTGCAACTATTGATTTATTTGAATCAACTAATCATAGTGGTACAGCAATTGGTACAGCTAAAGTTAGAGGTATCGTAGATGACGATGAAGCAGCATATGTAAGAATATTCTTATTTGATATTAATATTACAAATGCAGCTAAATCATTCTCTGATGCAAATAGTTTCCGAGAAACAGCTTCAAGTAATACTAGATTCCAAGGTGTATTTAAACAATATAATTCTAAGGGTGCTCAGTTATTTGAAACAGAAAGAGATGGTACATTAATTAAGTTACCTCATGCTGCAACAAAAGCAATTAGTTCAGTCACATATACTACTAAGAAAAAATTTAGTTTCACAGGGTCTGCAACAGCAACTCATACATTTAATTTAGATTCAGGAGAAGATGCAGTCAATGTAGCAGCTACTGGTTATATCTTTGCAAATGTATCAGGCACACCATTTACTAAAAAGATTACTCAAGCAATTATATCTGGCGGTGGAGTTACAGTAGATAATACTGCAGAAACTGTAGCAGTTAATTTAACAAATGCAAATCTCTATGGGTCAGGTAAAACAGCAACTGATATTGTTCTTATTATAGATGTAGAAAAAACAGCAGCTCATAGACCAAAACAAAAACAAACAAACATAACAAAGACGGGTGCAGTAGGTACAGTTGATGGTGTAGCAAATGCTTTAGATTTAGGTAAAACAGATATACTCAGAATTGTATCAATTACTGAAGCAGGAAATAGTAATGATATTAAAGACCAATTTGAATTAGATAATGGTCAAAGAGATATGATGTACGAAAGAGGTAAGGTATTTTTAAAACCTGGATTCTCAGCTCCTGTAAATAATATTACAGTTACATTCGATCACTTCACACCAAATGGAGCTGGAGATTTTTATAGTGTTGATTCTTATGGATTAGCAGAATATGAAAACATACCAGCATTTAAAACACCAAGAGGTGAATTTAATTTAAGAGATGTATTAGACTTTAGACCACATAGAGCAGATACTGGTGATGGTATTAGAACTGGTAGTGGTGGCAATCCACAACCATTAGTGAATGCAAGTACTATTACATTTACTCAAGGATATTACTTACCAAGAATAGATAAGTTATTATTAAATAGAGATGGTAGTCTTAGTGTCAAAAAAGGTGTAGCAAATGAAAGACCTAAGCCACCTACAGTTGATGATGATACAATGGGATTATATGATTTCTTATTAAAGCCTTATGGTTATAAACTAGGTGATTTCAAACCAAAAATTCAAAACACTCAAAGATACACAATGAAAGATATTAATAATCTTGATAAGAGAATTAAAAATCTTGAGTACTATACATCATTATCTTTATTAGAACAATCAGCAGCTGATGCACAAATATTTGATGGCGCAAATATGAGAACTAAAAATGGATTCATTGTAGATGGATTCTTTGGTCATAATATTGGCGATCCTGCAAATCCAGATTATTCGGTAGCAATCGATAAAAAGAATGGTCACCTTAGACCTAAGTTTGATGAAAGAAATGTTAACTTAATTAGAGCAGCTTCAGATAGTGGCTCAGCAGTTAAATCAGGTTCATTAATTACTATGCCAATGGCTACTGATGTTACTTATATAGATCAACCATATTCATCTACAGTATCTAATGTTAATCCATATAATGTATTTACTTGGGGTGGTGTAATTAATTTAACACCTACAAGTGATGAATGGAAAGAAGTAGATATAAGACCAGCAGTTATTATTGATGATACAGCTCAATACGATCAATTCGTACAGATGGCTGAAGAAGAAGGTATCTTAGGAACTGTATGGAATGAATGGGAAACAAACTGGGTTGGTGAAGAAATAGAATTACAAACACAAACATTCTTTGGTGAAGATGGTTCAGGTAGAATGCAAGAAGGTGAAGCCTTTGCAGAAACTAGAACTGTTACAACATCTGAAACAAGAGAAGGAATTAGAACTGAAGTTGGATTTGACACAGTATATAGAAGTGATGGATTTAGAATTGTAGAGATTAATTTCTTACCATTTATTAGATCAAGGAAAGTATTCTTTGATGCTCAATTATTAAAACCTAGTACTAAATTCCATGCATTCTTTGATGGCGTAGAATTAACAAATACAACATTAGCTAATTCTTTTATTAAAGAAGAATCCAGTATAACATCATACGAAGATCAAACTCAGGTTGATACATTTGAAGGGCTTACAGGGCATCCTGATGGTGCAGGAACTGACCTCATATCAGATGGTACAGGTAGAATCTTAGGTTCATTTATTATACCTAGAAATGATGTATTAAAATTTGCAGCTGGTGTGAGAGAATTTAGATTATCAGACGATTCAACTAATAATAAATCATTAGAAACATCTTTTGCAGAAGCTCAATATCATGCACAAGGTATGTTAGAAGTATTAGAAGAAACAATAGTATCCACTAAGGTTCCAAAGATTGTTCACACAGAAGTTAGTGAAGATAGAACAACAGTAGAAACAGAGGTTACAGAAACCGTTGAGTGGGTTGACCCAATAGCACAAACATTCTTAGTAGATAAAGATGGTGGTCTATTTGTTAAGTCAGTACAGATATGGTTCCAAACAAAAGATACTAATATACCAGTAAGATTATCAATTAGAACAACTAAGAATGGTGTACCTACACAAAGAATAGTACCAGGAGCTGATAAGATATTATATCCTGGTTCTATCAATACGTCAACGGATGCAGCAGCAAATTCAGGTACAACTTTCTCATTCGATCACCCAGTATATTTAAACCAAGATGGTGAATATGCAATTGTATTAACATCTCAGTGTGATAACTATAATGTCTTTATTGCTGAGACCGGTGCAGAAGATTTAACTAAAGTTGGAGAAAGAATTACTAAACAACCTTATGGTGGTGTATTCTTTAGTTCAGCAAATGCTTCAACATGGACACCTGAACAATTTAGAGATATGAAGTTTAAAGTAAATAGAGCTGAATTTGATATTAGTTCTGCTTCTACTTTAACATTACACAACCAAGTAGTGAACCCAAGAAGATTAAGCGGTAATCCATTTGTAACAAATAATACCGCAGGGTCGGGTACAACATTTGGAAGTAATCCAAAAATAGTTTTAGTAA